GCGCAGCAGGAAGCAGCGGAAAGCGTATTTTTCGTTATCATAAGCCTTTTCGGTGGCGGTTACCCGTTTCTGGTTCTTGGCCATGGCGCAGAGCGCCCCGATGAAGCGGGCATAGGCGTTGACTTCTTCCGCTGCAAGGCTTCTGGAGAACCAAGGGAAACACAGCCTGTCCTCGGTCAGTTCAATTGGCAGCCTGTCTGTGTCCAGGGCTTTTTTAATAAGGGTTTCTTTGCTCTTAACCAGCCGCTCCAGATTGGCAATGGCGGCTTCGGTAAAACCTTCCCTGGGCATCTCAATAACCAGTTCGTTTGGCGCTTCAAATTGAAATCCGCGCTTATCAAGATCGTTTAATAGTTGCTCAAGATCTTCTTCACTGCTGTTTTCACTGGCGTTGAGGGTGCCTTCTTTGTTGACGGTAAATCCGCCTATGACATAAGCAAAGGTCGGTGCACCTTTGTATTCCGGCGCAGTATTCAGGATTTCACTGATCGCCTTAACCAGTTCTTTGCGCCTAGCGCCGGTAATGTTAAACTTAAATTCCATAGGATCGACCACCTTTCTGTTTTGGTAGTCATATACATCACTCTTAAGCTGTGGAATAGCAAGCCTTTACATCAGTTTTTTCGCGCTTTCAAAGGGTATTTTCTGACCATCGCGCATAAGAAAAACATCAATGTCGGAACCCTTAAATTCAATGTACCTATTCACAATAACATCGCAGAACTTCTCGTCCAGCTCCACAGTGTAGCAAATCCGGCCGGTCTGCTCACAGGCGATCAGGGTGCTGCCCGAACCGCCGAACGGATCAAGAACAATACAGCCCGTCATGCTGGAGTTGAGTATCGGGTGAGCTACCAGCGGCACAGGCTTCATGGTCGGGTGGTCAGCGTTCTTCCTGGGCTTGTCAAACTCCCAGATGGTAGATTGCTTACGGTCGGAGTACCAGGCGTGTTTGCCCGTTTTCTTCCAGCCAAACAGGATCGGCTCGTGCTGCCACTGGTAAGGCGAGCGCCCCAGTACCAGCGACTGCTTTTTCCAGATACACGTTCCCGAGAGATAGAATCCTGCTTCTAAAAAGGCTTTGCGGAAATTCAGTCCTTCGGTATCGGCGTGGAACACATAGATACTTGCGTCCTTGGCCATCGCCTTTTCGGTCAGGGTGAAAGCTTCCAGCAGAAACTGATAGAACTTTTGGTCCGCCATGTTGTCGTTTTTAATTTTGCCTGCTGTACCCTCATAGTTGACGTTATAGGGAGGGTCTGTCACCACCAGGTTGGCAAGTTTACCGTCCATAAGCAGGGAAAAGGTCTCCGCTTTGGTACTATCGCCGCAGACCAAGCGATGCTGCCCCAGTAACCAGAGGTCACCCGCCTTAGTTATAGCGGGCTTGGCTAGTTCGCCTTCTACATCAAAGTCGTCTTCTTTAACGTCCTCGGCACCGCCCAGTAGTTTGTTCAGTTCCGAATCGTCAAAGCCGAGAAGAGATACGTCAAAATCGGCAGCCTGCAAATCGGCAAGCTCTACCGAGAGCATCTCCGCATCCCAGCCAGCGTTCAGGGCAAGCCGGTTATCGGCTATAATGTAAGCCCGCTTCTGGGCTTCAGTCAGGTGTTCCGCGAACACACAAGGTACTTCAGTAATACCTTCCGCCTTGGCAGCGAGGATGCGCCCGTGTCCCGCGATAACATTGAGGTCTTTATCTACGATGACCGGGTTAACGAAGCCGAACTCCCTTAGTGATGCTCGAAGCTGAAGTATTTGCTCCTTGCTGTGGGTGCGGGCGTTGCGGGCATATGGTACTAACCGGTCGATATTAACTTTTTCAAAACGCTCGGTTGTGTTCATCTATACCTACCGTCCTTTCCTGCCTGACAGCAGGGCTTCCATAATATCATCCTGCGGGTTGCCGACAAAGGCTGTAGTGCAATTCTGTTTTACGATGTCAAAAATCTCGTACCAAATGAGGTTGGCCTGCTTCTGAAAAGATTGGCTCATCTGTACGAAGGGACTGGCTATAGCGCCGCCCGTAGTCGGATGTTTGCCCAAAAGCCCATAGGTGCTGATGGCTTCCTCACATTGGATGTAGCGAGTGAAAGCCTGAGCATAGGCCTCAATCAATCTTGGGTTAACGAATTTCTCACACCCGCGCTCTTTAAGCCATTTCCAAGTTTCTCTGAACAGATCGTCAGCGCCCAGCGGCTTACCGTCTCTCTGTCTCGCGCTGAGGTAATCGCTGGGCGTTGGCATATCTTCTCCGTATAAATCGGCCGCATCGTTAAGGTCGTCCGCTTCAAGCATCGACTCGGGATGCAGTTCCGGGGCTGCTAAAACTTTTGCGGCCTTTCCGGCCGAGATTTTGTCAGCCAGGGGCTGCGGCTTGTCACCGGCGCGAACCCTGCGGCCGCCCCTATTGGTCCCGTCTTTTGCCACAAGCCTTCACCTCCTTGCTGTGGCAGGGTTTAATCCCCCGTTTGAACCGTGATTTTTACGCGCGAAGGGGGCCGCCCGTTCTCCGGGGTAGAGCTGTAGAGATTTAGATCCCCCTGGGGGTGACATGAAACTCATTTCCTCCAACGACCGCCTTCGCGGGCAGTGATTTCGGAGTGACAAGACGTACACAAACTCATGAGGTTATCCACATCATTGGTGCCTCCCTGGGACAGCGGCTTGATGTGGTGTACCTCCTGGGCCGGGGTGACCCGTCCAAGACTTGCGCACTTCTCGCAGAGAGGGTGTGCGGCAATGTACCGGTCGCGGATTCGCTTCCAAGTCCTGTTGTAGCGTTTCTTCACGATCGGGTCACGCTGGTACTTTTCATATTGTTTGTCGGTCAGCTTTTGATGTTCTTCGCAAAACCTGTCGTGTGTCAGCTTTGGACAGCCAGGGTAAGAACACGGCCGTTTGGGTTTAAAGGGCATTAAAATTCACCTCGTTAAAGGCATATAAAAGCCTCCGCAGTGTCCCGCGAAGGCTATTGATACAGCTTCGATACTTTTATTATACAGAGACCTAAAGCAAACACTCCCTCAGAATTCCCTCATCTTTATCCGAACAACATACTGCGCAGGTGATTCAGCGCGTTGCTCCTCAGACGCTCGATATGGCTTTCGCTGTAGCTGAGTTCACTCATCAGTCGGTAGGTTGCACCGGACTTCTGATTGTCACCCATGTAAAATTCAGAAAGGATGTGCTGCTCGGTATCAGTCAGGCTTGACCAGGCAGGTTCAAACCACGCCATATACTCTATAGCCTGGCTGTAGCGCTCCCGCAGGATATCCAGCTTGTCAATCTGCGCCGCCAGTTTGTCGGCTCCGGCTTGCGGATTCCTTGCTGAAGGCATCCTTGATAGCTTGGGGGTTCGGGGCGCAATCATTTTTTCGTACACACTCTTTATTTCCTCCGGAGTGTTGTTGATGATAAAACGCATATTGTTATAGTCGCGTATGGCGGCAATCGTCGCCGCGTTCTTATTGATGTATTTCAGCGCAATCATATGACCGCCTCCTTTAAATTTGCCTTGACCGCGTCAATTAGAGCGGTCTGGACTTTGTCCTTTCTTTTTAAGGCGCGTATCACATCTTCATCAATGGTGCCCTTGGTAATGATATGGTGAATAACCACCGTATCCTTTTGACCTTGCCGCCACAGCCTGGCGTTGGTCTGCTGGTAGAGTTCAAGGCTCCAGGTAAGCCCGAACCACACCAGGGTGGAACCGCCCGCTTGCAAATTCAATCCATGTCCGGCCGATGCCGGATGAATCACAGCCAGTGGTATTTTTCCATCATTCCAGCGCCTGATGGAAGCTGCGCTGTCCAGCTTCACAGCGGGGAAACGATTAAGTATCCGTTCAAGATCGTGCTTGAACCAGTAAGCCACCAGTACCGGTTTGCCGTTGGCGGCTTCGATAATATCCTCTAATGCGTCCAGCTTGCGATCATGTAAGTGTGCTACACCGCCGTTCTCATCATAGACCGCTCCGTTTGCCATCTGCAGCAGTTTACCTGACAGCGCAGCGGCATTAGCAGCGTCAATATCCCGCCCTTCCAGTGAAAGAATCAGATCCCGCTTTATGGTGTCATAGGCTTTTTGCTCTTTCTCCGGCAGCCAAACAGAAATCTCGTTCATCACTAGTCCCGGCAACTTTATATAATCAGTGTTTTTCATACTGATGGTGATGTCAGAAATCAGGCGGTAAATCTCATCCTCTGCTCCGGGTAGCGGTTTATAGCTAAATACCACAAGCTGATTGCGCTTTTCCGGGGTAAAGAATTTGTTACGGTAATGGGTGATGAAGCGACCGAGCCGCTGACCCATGTCAAGAATGCCGATTTCCGCCCATAAATCCATGAGACCGTTACCGGATGGTGTGCCTGTTAACCCAACGATGCGTTTTACCTTCGGGCGGACACGGCGAAGTGCCTTGAATCGCTTTGAACTATATGCCTTGAAGGAGGAAAGTTCGTCAACCACTACCATGTCGAAATCGAAGGGAAGGCCGCTCTTATTAACCAGCCAGTCCACGTTTTCCCGGTTGATAATATACACATCAACGTTTCGCATCAGTGCAAACTTGCGTTCCTGTTCAGTGCCAATGGCCACTGAGTAGGTCATGCCTTTCAGGTGATCCCACTTTTCGATTTCAAAAGGCCAGGTATCTCGTGCCACTCTGAGGGGGGCGATAACGAGTACCTTGCGGATGAGAAAACTGTCTAGCACAAGGTCAAAAATGGCAGTCAGCGTAATTACGCTCTTGCCAAGCCCCATATCCAGAAATACCGCCGAAATAGGATGCTGCAGTATGAAATTGGTTGCATATGTTTGGTAGTCATGAGGACAATATTTCATCAATCATCTCTCCAATCTGCTCGGCACCGTCAATGCAGAATACTAAATACCCTAACGCCTCAAGTTGCCTTTTTCGCTTTTCCTGCAAAGGACGAAGTCGCTTCCCTGGTGCTTTAAGTTCTACGAAGGCAAGCTTGCCATAGGGTAGAAGTACTAAGCGGTCAGGCACACCATCAAAACCTGGTGAGATAAGCTTCAGGGCGATGCCGCCCATCGATTTGACTGTGTTTGTGAGTTTTATTTCTATGGTTTTTTCTCTCATACAAGTCCTTTCTGCCAGTTCCAAGGTTCCAAAGTTCCAAGAATTCCATATAACCTATACGCGCGTATATGAGGTAAACACGATACCCTTTCTCTATATACAAAAATATTTATATATTTTGGAACCATGGAACCCTTGGAAAAAGTGTTGATATTTCAAGGTTCTAAGAGGTTCCATGATTAAGATTTTCGGTTCCATCAATGGTTCGCACCCATACATACTGAGCGCCATAACCCTTGATTTTCTTTTTCTGGCCGGAGTACACCCAGCCGCCGATCTTTTGCATGATTAGCTTGATTTTGTAACTGTCAGCCTGGCGCTCAAATTTACCCCGGTCGTTGCCGAAGCATTCACACCAGATTTCCATATTGCTGACGTACTCGCGCTGAATCTTGCCTTCCGGCCGCAATGGGTCGTCCGAGGAAAAGTAATGTTTCCGGCTGTACAAATCCATATCATACCAGCCTTCCGGCAGGAGCATATCGAGGTATTCGCGCACCACGCCTTCGCGCTCATCAGTTTCCAGCGCCGCCGTCTGTTCCGCTTTTGCTTGCTGGGCGACCTTTCCTTCAAGATAGAGTTTTTCTCCCTGCATCCAGTAGTGCTTTGCTTCAGCCCAGATCTGCGGCACATCAGTTTCGGGCAAATCCCAACCTTTATTACTGCCGCCCCAGACACGCACCACCCAGAAACGGCGATTGCCGGTGGTATCACGCAGGAATCCTGCGTTTTCCGCATTCGTAGAGCCGACGATAATACATTGGCGCGGATGGCTTTCGACTGTCCGCCCATAGGAGGGGCGGTACTGGTCGTCTTGTCGGGAGAGAAAGCCCTTGATGTTGTTGACGTCCATTTTCGATAGACCCGCTAATTCAGGAATTTCTACAATCCAGACACCCTGAATCTTCTCTGCAGCATCTTTGCCTTTGCCCATATCGGTAAAGTTTAGGCTATCGGAAAACCATTCTCCGGCCAGCCGGGCAAAGAAAGTGGATTTACCGAGGTCGGTCCGTCCGTTCAGCACCAGCATGGAGTCAAACTTGATGCCTGGCTGATAGATACGGGCCACCGCCGCCGCGAGGGTTTTACGGGTGACCATTCTGGTATACTCCGAATCCTCCGCGCCAAAATATTTAACCAGCAAGGTTTCCACACGATTGACGCCATCCCATTCGGGCAGGTTGTCCAGGTAATCACGAATAGGATGGTAGGCGCGGTCATCTGCCACCTTGGTAAGCGCAAGCTCATAGTTGCGGGAAGAAAATGTGCCGTAGGTTTTATCCACATAAGCAACCAGCTGCGCCATATCCGCATCCCGCCATGGCTGATACGGACGTTCCCACGGCAGAGCGTCATCACCATATATTTGATTGGCAAGCCGGTTATACCGGATGCCTTGCAGCTTGGGGTCGTTTTTTAGGATGAGCAGCAGGTTGCCAAGGGAGTTTTTAAGCACGGTAGAGCGTGGCTCATACTCCAGTTTTTTCTCCCAGTCTGTATCTACCACGGCAAATTCAGCCGAAGCCTGTGTCCGGCGTTCTTCTGCCAATAGCAGTTTTACACGCTCGTCATTTACAGCAAGCTCCGACATTGCCTTATAGGACGGCAGCTTATTTACCGGGGTATCTTCTGCGGACTTATCGTCAAGGCTTCGAAATTTATGAAGCCGTACCAGGTCAAACGCATTTAACAGTTTTCCGCAGACGGGGTCGGTGGCATGATGGCTATAAGCGAACACGCTGTCATAGGTAACCACGCCCGCGCTGCTGTCAGCTGGTATATAGTCGTATCTGCCGTTCATAGCGGACGGCTCATATACATTGGAGAGGAAGGTGTCGATTGCGTCTTCAACAGTATAGGCACGGTTGAACGCACCGATGATACCCGGCTTGGTAAGCGGATTACCGGCTTCGGCGACACCACTTCGCGCCACCTCGGATTGGCGGCTGGAGCGCGGCCATGTGGACTCGTCCTGCCAATCGTCATAGCGTGCAAGATATATATCCGGGTCAAGATTGCTGCCATCTTTTTTCTGAAACCAGAATTCACCGTTCATCGAAGTAGACGGCCAGTACATGAGCCGGTGGGCTTCATAAGTTGTATCATCGAACAGGTCAATTCCAATGTCCTTTGCTACCATCCGGGCTACCGCAGGATATTCCGCTTCGCTAACATCGCGGGAAAGTGGGATGGCAAGGCGGATACGAGGCTTTTCAGGAGTATGCTTATGGGTGGAGTAGGCACAGCACTTAAAGCCGCACTTCATAATGACTTCATCCCAAACCCCCGGAGTGCCATAGTCCATGTCCAGAAGAATCATGGAGCGGCAGAGTACAAAGCCTTTTTTGCGTCTACCTTCGCGCAGATGACCGGCTACATAACCGCCCACATCCTTGATAGCATCCTGCTGACCTTTTTTCAGTTTGCGGTATTCCTCTACGGTTTCCGTCGTGCGGACGGTGGAACTGACTCGCGTGCAGAAATCCTCCCAGGATATGTCGCTGTTTTTCCACTTCTTATCCATGCGACTATTGCCATAAGAAATCTTCATCCTGAAACCTCCCTGCAGTCCTCAGAAAAATATCTAATAGTGTATTTCTTTCGCTTGGCTCTCTCAATCTCTGCCTTCATGCCGGAGGAGATATAAGTGCCAAACACCCAGACTTCAGCGCATTTTGCCATGAGTACATTGCCAAAGAATAATCCTAGGCTGCGTTCTGACAGGTTATTGTCATCTAAAAACTGAGGATATAGCAGGTGCGGTGTGATAGGGATATATCCCATATCAACCGCAAACCGGCTATATCGCCTGGCAGACTTGATGTTGTTTCCGATATCCCCGGAGTAGGGGGAACAGATATATACAAGGGGCCGAAAAGCTTTAGCGGCTTTTTCCTCTTGCTCTATAGATGTTAAAGCTTCATAGGCGGTGGGGTCATAGTAGCCTTCTAAGTTGTATTTGTCGGTGCTCATAGCGTCACCTCACACTTTTGGGGAAGGAACAGGGTTTCCAACACTTCATAGGCATAACTGTTGGTGAACTTAAAACGGTCATCATTGGTTTGGCACTTTTGAATTTCATAACCGTGCTGGCGTGAATATGCTGATGCTGCCCGGCCGTTGCGCTGGCAAGTTTTCATGTCCCATCCCATATTGAAGTGCTGGTTGAATTTCATAATTGTCCAAAATTTCTCGGATTCATTGAGCCTTATGGCTAATTCCTCATTTTGGGCAGCAAGTTTGGCATTTTTCATCTGTGCCTCTTTAAGCTGTGTTAAAAGCCGAATGCCGAAGTCAGGATCGGCAAGTATTTTATCAATAGTTGTCTCCGTCATATATGTGCCATGCTTGCGGATAGAGGGGAGAACTTCGTCAAACACCCAGCGTTCAAAACGAATGGCACCGGGAAGGTTAGAGCGGATAATGAGACGGTAAAGGTCGCCCTCGGGTATGAAAGTTTTTTCAATCGTTTTATTTGGATTTTGCGGATGGGGTACTCCCTGTTTTAGGGAGTACCTACAATGCATCGCTATTGCATTATGTGGTTTGGCATACCCCAGAATGGTGGCGCATTCCGTTGCTGGGAAATAGGCCTTGTCATTAATCATTAGCACACTTAATGAGCCGAATTCACTGTTGTTGAAAATCTGTATTTTGTTATTCATAGCGATCCTCCAATCTTGACCCGCTGCACTTCTGGCAGTAAACCGTTGTGCCATACAGGTCACCCTCGTCATCGCTGAATAATTCTGCTAGGTTAATTTCTACCTCACACCCACAGCCGGGGCAGGTACAGAACACATTGTCATCGTGGATTTCCACAATTACCTCAACCGCGTCGCTGATCTTTTCTCTTACATAAAACATGTTTTTACCTCCCATCTTGAAGGCATCATTGCCCTCTACCATCCACAGGACAGGAGGCACGGTTTTGAGTACTTTATATCAGCCCTTTTTATAAAAATATGTTTCATATCCGTCCGCTCGCAATAAAAGGCCTTTTGCCCAGGGCGGGGTTTGGCCCATTTGATTGCATACAGCCTCAGTGGACATACGGTGATCAGCTTCGATAACAATCTCATCGTGGACGTGCATTACGATGGCGAAGTCTCGAAGATTCTGCATGGCATAGCAGAGGATATCTCGGCTTATGGCCTGGACGATGTTTTCCACAAACTTTGGACCATAGCTATCAATCCGCTCCCATTTCTTTGTGCCGCCGACACCTTCGTAGGTGACGCAGTCTGATCCAAATCGGTTTTCTCCAATACGCGGTTTCACATATGAAAGACGCCTACCGGATGGAAGAATGATAAAGAGCATTCCGCTCTGATAGGAAAAGCGGATGCCATGTGTCGCTGTGGTGGAACGCTCCTTGACTGCTGTCATAGCGGCACGGTCGATATCCCACCAAAGTCGTACGATATTGGGGTTCGACGATCTCCAGGCGGAAACAAGTGGTTGGAGTTCTTCCTCTTCAAGCCCCATCTCAATTGCGCCCATAGCTTTGAGAGCGCCGACTGATCCGCCGTATCCGAGAGCGAGTTCGGCGATTTTACCTTTTTGCCGCAGGTGGCCGTTGATACCGTTTTTTTCTACAGGAACATGGAACATCTGGGAAGCGGAAGCACAGTAGATATCACCACCGGATTCAAAGACTTCCTGCCGCCATTTTTCACCTGCAAGCCAGGCGATGACCCTTGCTTCAATTGCCGAGAAGTCAGCCACAATGAATTTACAGCCGCTTTTTGGGATAAATGATGTACGGATGAGTTCTGACAGCACATTTGGTACAGATTCGTAGAGCATTTCCAAAGCCGCGAGGTTGCCAGACCGCACAAGGTTTCGAGCCTGTTCCAGGTCGGGCATGTGGTTCTGGGGCAAATTTTGTAATTGTATTAATCTGCTAGCCCATCTGCCGGTTCGATTGGCCCCGTAAAACTGGAACATCCCACGAGCGCGGCCGTCAGCGCAGACGGCGTTTTCCATTGCAACATATTTCTTAATTGATGACTTTGCCAGTGACTGCCTGAGTTCCAGCACCTTACCGAGCGATTCCGGTGCGGTTTTCAGCAGTTCTGCCACAGCCTTCTTGCCAAGCGAATTGGTTTCAAGGCCGTGGTCAGAAAGCCATTGCTTCAACTGAACCACAGAATTTGGATTCTCGACTTTGGTCAGTTCCCGTATCATACGGGTCAGTTCGGAGCGTGAACTTTTATCCATATCAATGGCTTGACGCACAAGAGCCATATCCAGTGCTACACCACGGTCGTTGATCTCCTGGTCGAGGTGATATTCCTCCCAAACTTCCTCCGGCACGGGGAATTTTGCCAGCTTCTTTTGTATGGCCATCTCGGATTCCACATCACGACGGTTATAGGCTATGAATGACGCCCACTTATCCGGAGCATCGGTTGGCAGATTGCGAGTGCGACTACCGTTTGCGGCGGTAGATTTGCATGGTTGGCAAAAGTAGCGGATAAGGTCCTTGCCTTCCGTCAGCTTCTGCTTTTCCAAGCCCAGAACGGCACCGGCTCCCTCCAGGGAAAGGGGTAGCCCCATGTATGCCGACCACACCATCGTGCAGCGCCAGGATTTTGGATCAAGATACTGATCCGTGGACATACCCAGCCACTTTGACAAGCAGATGCGTTCAAACTGAGCGTTGAAAGCCCACTTTATCACGTTATCGTCCATAAGCGCATTGACCACTTCTGGTGGAATTGTTTCGCCGTGCGTGAGGTCAACCACCCGAACCTCGCCGCCATCAACAGAATAGCCGAAGAGCAGAATTGCAAAGTCCGGTGATTCCGTATAGCGATAGACCCCGCTTTTGGCGAGGTCTACAGTGCTGTACGTTTCTATGTCGATACTGAGCGCCCTCACGAGAGGAAGTCCTCATCGATCTCGGTGGCGAAATCGTCCTCAGCTCTGGACTTGCCGCCAAGAGGTTCACCATCCCGGATTTTCTGTAGATTGTTCAGTCCGCAGGCAATACCTTTGTTACCGTTGCTATTAAAGGCATAGAAGTTGATACTAGCTCTGCCGTAAACTCCACTGTAAACCTCAGAACGTTCAAGGATGGGCTGGAGGTTGGCGTCTACGATACCGGGCGCGGTTGCAGAGTTAGCGTTAATAAAGTAGGCGTTGGCATAGGCGGGATCATCCGTCCGTTCGGTATCGCCGTCACGCAGTGGCGTCTTGATAGCGGAAAGGGGCGGCACAGTTTTGCCGTTGCCTTTCAGCTTAGCCTCACCCTCACGGTAGGCTGATTCAATTGCAGCTTTAATTTTTGCTATGGTGCGAGTGTCGGACTTGGGGATGATGAGCGATACAGAGAACTTAGGAGTGCCTCCGTTAATGGACTTAGCCTCCCAGACGTTGGCATAAGACCAGCGAGTGTCGGGTCCGGTGATAACCTTCATAGGATTACTATTGACTTTGTTTGAATTATTTGACATAAGATTTTCCTC